AGCTCTCCCGACTGGGGCGGCCACGCGTTCCTTACTGGCCAATATACGGGCGATACCACGGCGGGCCGGCCCGACCTCGGGGCAATTACCTGGGGTGCTCCGATCGGCATCACGGATAAATTCTGGGCACAGCAGGTGCAAGAGGCCTGGGCTGTGATCTGGCCTGAGCACCTCACTAACCGCTCGTTTCTAGTCGGTATCGATCAGACCGCGCTGGCGAACGATTACAAGCTGCTTACTGGCGGAGATTTGCCAGTAAATCCTATCCCCACTCCCCCGGCACCTATCCCGACTAACGCCATTACAGCTGCCCAGAATTCGGCAAATCTGCAAATGGCTGTGATGGCGCACGCGTTTATCCGGTATGCCCATAGTGGGCTTGCTGGTGAAATGGCTAACGAGTTGGCCAAGTGGCTCGCAGCTTGGGGACTGTAATGACGGATCCCGCGCCTAGAGGCCTTTCCCTCGGATCGTTGCTCAATGATCTGGCGAATGTCCCCGCGAATGTCTCGGAGATCCTCCGAGGTGTCAGGAAAGTACTACGGAATCAGGAGATACAAATGGCTCTTGCTGATGACCAGCGCGCGGCAATTGATGACCTGAAAGCTGAGGATGGTGCTATCATCGCGGCTCTTAAGGATTTGGCGGCTAAGGCTGCTCAGACTGGCTCGGTATCAGATACCGATGTTCAGGCGTCGATTGATGCTATCCGTGCTGAGATCGATCGTGTTCACGCCGAAGTGACTGCAGATGACCCTGGAGTAGTCCCAGCACCTACACCCCCAGCCCCGGCAGGGCCGTAGGTGCGACCCCGGGGGCTGGGCTTTCGCGTTTGCTCAGCCCCCGGATCTTTACCTGTCTGGGTCTCCTTCCTGCCACGATGACAAGACCGTGATCTGTCGGCCGTGGCCTTTCAAATTATGTGCCGTAATGATCGGCCGTCGAACGCTGAACGGCCAAGTGGCGCATCTTCCTCTCCGTTGTTGTCTTTCTTGTCGGGAAGCAGCCCAAAGCACGCCATACAACCTCCTAGTTATCGAATAAAACGTAGGCCGCCTGAGATTTGAACTCAGAACCCTCGCGCTTAAAAGGCGGATGCTCTGCCAATTGAGCTAACGGCCCAGCGGGGAGGCCGGCACCTCTCCCGATAACTAGTTAGGAATTTTCGACGCACATGCGCTCGACTGTTTCGCCGAGGTTGTCAGCGTAGATTCCGCGCATCTGACTAAGAACTGCGTAATCAAGTGATCGTGTCATCTTGCCGATTTCCACAGCATACGTGTCGTCGGCTGATAGCTTGACAATCACACGAAGCTTTCTGTTTGTGATCTTGGCATCGAACTGAATGTACCCATCAGCGTCACTGAAAATGAGATCACGGGCACCAAGACGAACCAGCCGCCACGAGTCGCCAAGCCTGATCTGCCGGAAGGCTTCCTGAGCGTCAATGCGAGTGGCATTTTCGTAATAGAGGCTGGTAGTCATGACGCTCTCCTAGATTCTGGCAGTTTGTGCTGCTCTTGTGTCCGGTATATCGGATCCTAGCATCCTATCGTTACACCTGACAAGCAGGAGACCTAGATGGCCGAGCACGAGAAGGTAGAGGTTCCTGGGTCGCCGGCAGCTGGAGGTAACCCATACACCAAGGCGTGGGCCATCGGCACCGCGGACCGGGCACTGAAGAGCTTCGCCGCTACGTTGATGGTCCTGCTCGGAGGGGGCACAACAGCCCTCAACATCCTCAACGTTGACTGGCAGGCCGCCTTGGGCACGGCGGCAGGGGCTACCGTGCTATCTCTGCTCTTCTCCGCAGCCTCCGCACCGCTTGGCGAGCCTGGTACTACGTCTTTGCTGCCGGGCGGCCGATAGGGGAGCATGCTAGAATCCGAGCATGACGAAACCCTTACTCACTCATGCAAGCACTCGGGTGGCGCGCGTGTTTCTTAGCGACCCGTATAGCGAACATTATGGTGCGGAGATCTGCCAAACTGCCAGTATCGCTCCCGGCACGGTTTACCCCATGCTGGACGAGTGGGCAACCCGGGGTTGGCTATCAAATCGCCCTGAAACCCAAGCACAGGCCGAGCAACGCAGGGCTAAGGGGCCACCGCGCCGCTATTGGAAGCTCACTGCCGAAGGGCGTAACCAGCTCGCCGACTATGTCCGCCGATGGGATGCTCGGCAAGGAGATTCTCGTGTTCGGTAGAGCCATCTTCACCTCAGCCATCCTGGCTACCACGCTCACCGCGTGCGGGCTGGCACACCCGACTGAGACCCCAGGGTCGCCCCTTCCTATCGCCACATCCACCTTGGCCAAGCCCTGCCATGCGCGGCACATCAACGAGGCCGACTATCAGGCCTGGCTGCCCGATACCTCGTGCACGCCTGGGGCCGTCAACACCGCAGTCTCCCTCGGCCAGCTATGCCCCGTGGCGCACACAGCGCAGTGGCGACCGCCGGCCAGCTACACGAGCCGACTCAAAGCCACTCAGCTGGCTACCAAGTATGACTACGTGGATAGCACGGGAACACATCCCATGTCCGCAGCTGGTACTGAGGAAGACCACCTGATTTCGCTTGAGCTTGGTGGCTCGCCGACTTCAGTTTTGAATCTATGGCCTGAACCCCACGCATCTCTCAACGAGAAAGACAAGGTGGAGAGCGCCGCGCACGCTGCTATCTGCGCCGGCCGGCTCACCCTTCCCCAAGCTCAGCAGGGGATCGCAACTAATTGGATCGAGCTAGGCAAACGCCTCGGGGTGAAGTACTAGACACACTGTGTTACCAACATCGCAATAGATTTTCTCTCTCGGGTGACAGCTGTGCAGCTGCGTGGCACACTGCGTTCATGGTGCAATTGCAGATGAACGTACGCTCCGGTGTCGAGATCGGATGAACGCCCTGTTAATGCAGCTCACAGATGTACAAGGCTGGGAGCACATCGTCACGGAGGAGACGATGCAGCTCGGCCGGATCACCGGAATGTACGTCACCCTATGTGGTTACGCGGTGGCGCCCGCGAGTCTGACGGTCCCGCCCGGGCGACCATGCCCCGCTTGCCGGGCGTCTCCGCTGCGGTAGTCTGGTATTGCTTGTCTGCCGGGTAGCCCTCTGCCCACAAACCGGCCTGGCACCTTCGGGTGTCGGGCCGGTTTTCGTGTGTCCAGGTAGTCTTCAGCTGTGCTAGCCGGCCGCCATCGGGTTCCGGGACGGCAAGGCCGGCTCGTGTGCCCCTCCCTGGGGATGCCCATCTCGCATCCCAGCAACCTGCGAGAGTGCGAGGACTGCGGCGCACAGGTCTTGACCGCGGTCGGCAGCTGCACGGCCCTCGTGGACGCCGGCACGCTCGATCCTCAATGCATAGACTGTTGGCTCGACGCCGGGGGCAAAACGCTGCGGATGCACCCAGACATAGAGGCCGAGCTTGACTCGCTCGGCCTCTTAAATCAGGGATGGCGCTTCCTCGGCGAACTTAATGCCTAGCTCATGTGAGCCCCTCGATCCACTGCACAATTCGATCAAGACTCATTTGCGGAGTGTGGCCATCCCATTTAGGGGCACGGAGATAGCAAGGAATACGCACACCATTTTGTATCAGCTGCCACCACGGGTCTATACGCATGTGATAAGATACCGGGCCAGTCGGCAACTGCATGCCGGCAATAAAGAAGCCGGGAAAAGATGACTTATCTTCATGACACAGAGAGTACCAAGATATCTCGGGTTTGAGTTTCATCAACGCGATGAACAGCACAGCCCGATGCTGGTACAGCTCACCGAAGGTGTGATAACCATCTGTGATATCGTCACCCAAAGGCACTTCTTCGTTTTCACTCATTAAAGCACCACCATCGCAATAGTAGTTACGAAAATCCAGAACCAATGCCAAGATTGATCAAGCGCATAAGCTCCAGTGCCGAGACTGGGGTTATCATCTTTGTCTGTGCGAGGCTGGCCCAATCGGTAAAAATTACCCTTGCCCCCACACTCACACAGCTTCGCTAGTGTGAAACGCCGATCAGCCCAGTAGTGACTGATTGCGGACACGGCTAAACCTAAAATAATACCCAACGGGCTGATTGACAAACGAAAGATTAGCACTAGTGTGCCAATAAACACGGTCAAGACAGCTGTGTAGCTCGCTACATGAGCAATGCAGGCTAGCTGGCCGAGTCGCCCTGGCAGCCCTTTATCACGCGCCTGAGCGTCTGTCTGCACCCAGTGATCAGCAACGTTATGAGCAATCAATAAACTGAACCCTAGGAGCCCGGCAGTTGCAACGGTGGCTGTGTCCATGGCGTGTCTCTCGCTTCCTTTACCCAGCCGAGCAGCACCCGGCTTAATTCGTCTTGCAATTCTATAGGTAGGGCCTCGCCTTGGCCCAACGTATCTAAATATCTGTCATCCGCGTTGATGGCGGCTAAACTCGTCATACCTCTTTATCGCTGTCGGTCAGTCCTGCGTTACTGAGTAGCTGGTCTAGCTCGGCCAGCGCCCGGCTGCATGCCGCAGCCTGGGCCTCCCAGGCGCCCTTGCTGATGATGCCGCTAGCGGCACGCTGGAAGCAGTCACGGTTGCCGTGCAGCGTGGTGAGCACGTGGTGCCAGACGTCGAAGTCTGCCTCGCGCGGTTCGTAGGGTGTTGGTTCTTCCGAGGTCTCACCGCGGTAGATCGCGGCCGCGTTGAGCACGACCTCGGCAATCGTTGTGTAAAAAACGTTATGACCAAGAGTGATGTTGTCAGTATCCGTTTCTGAATTCCATTTCGCTAATTGCCTAGCGGCCACCGTCACGATCTCAGGCGTATCGAGCAT